TGCTAATGACCGTGTTCGATTCAAATTACATGAGCATATGCTCAATACCTTGCATTTGTTCAAACACGTTGCTAAAGCTTCAACTGATACCAACCAAGTGTTTCAAATTATTACAATTCGCAATGGTAATCCGTTTCCTGTCCCTGCAGAACCACTTTCCATCGAATCTGGAATGTGGAAATTTGCGTCTGATACCCAACCCGGAGATTCAGGCTCACCAATCCTTAACACAGCTACTGGAAACGTCGTTGGTATATATTGGGGCACCAATGGTGCTTTCAACCAAGCTATTACCTTCAACAACAATGAAATTCAAATGATCAACTCAGGTGCAGTGCAAAAAAAAAGAACCGCCTTCGCTGTAGGTGACTACACGGCGAAGGGAAACGTCCTCATTTTTTCACAAGTCACATCAGGCATCCACAGCTCCACCCGTGGATACTTCAATACCGAACTGTATGACTTCGCTCTTACTCAAGGGCACCCTATACCAAACAATTACGCACTCACTCAGATGGACATGGATATGTTACTTAATGATTTCAAAAAATTTACCATACCCCGTCCCTGCTGGGAACCAGACCTAGTTAAGTGGGCCTGGGCCACTTCTCATCTTAATTCCATTTCATTACCATTTATGACCACCCCCGTACTCTCGTTCGATGAAGCACTCACCCGAGTCGAACGTTCCAAGTCACCTGGACATCCCTGGAACCAATTCTACAAAACCAAAGGAGAGGTTCTCGATGATCCTTATGCTCTCTCACTCATACGTGCAACCATCCAAGCAATTTCTGATGGTCACCTCGACTTACGACTATTCAACCAATCCAGTCCTAAGCTCCACGAAATCCGACCAATGTCCAAACTCATAGGAGACAACCCCAAAGTCCGCATCTTTATGTGTTGCGATATTATATATTATATCATTGGACTCATGCTCTATGGAGAGCAAAATGAACAGCTTCTCTCAGCTGCTTATACCACCCATCCTTCTGCCGTTGGATCATCTCTATTCCACGGTGGTTGGCACCGATTATTCCTCGCCCTCGTCTCAGACCTACCCAAGAGCGAATATCTCACTACCCTCTTCCATTGCTACGATATATCGGCTATGGAGGCCAGTCTTCAAATACCCGTTCTAGATGCCATTTACGCCATGCGCAAAAATGGACTTCTTATTCCT